TACCACCCCTTCTTAGATTATTATTTAATTTAAACCGCTGGCACTATCAAAGTTGCAATTAAAGCCGAATCCAATTTCGGTGCTTTGCTTTTCTCTTTTCCTGTTGCTGTTAGCGTGTTCATGTTTCCATCTTCGTATGCTTGACCAGGTGTTCTAGCGTCTGACATCTTCGCCCCGTTTTCAGCGAAAAGAAGTTCGTACGTTCCATCATTAAGTTTTGCGATCCAAGCTGTACGCACTTTGCCCATTGCTTCAATGTTTACGATCATTTCCTTCGTGTTGCCATGAAGAACGATTGTCGCTTCCTGCTCTCTTGCATACGCTCCGTTGGCTCTATCACCGATTGAAGTGTCAGTAAAAGTTGAAGTCTCCATTTCAACGTTGAACGCAAAAGCTTGGTTTCCTGTCGTTAAAGTTAAGGCTGTTACTTCACCCGCTACAACTGTATAGCTAGCAATGTTTGAAACTCCTAACTCGTCAGTAATGCTAAAAGCATACCAAGTATCTACACCTCCTACTTCGTCACATAGTTTCGAATAACCTTCTAATAATTCACACATAATGTATTTATTTTTTTAGGTTAATATTATACTGATAAAGTCAATCTTGTAAAGTATTCAGCGAATACATAAGAAACTCCACTTCTCCATTTAGTACCAAAACGAAGTTGTTCGTCGTTGTCGTTGTATTTCGATGTGAATCCGTCCATGTCTCCTGAAAGATCAGTTCCGTAAAACATGAATCTATAAGGTACTGCGTACATTTTTTCAGTACCGCTTAATTGAGGGTACGAACGAACACGAATGTTTGTTGTTGGAAGAATAAACGAAGGCTCTGTTCCTTGCTCCTCTTGTAGTGTGTGGTGGAAGTTGTTATCGTTGTAAACATTCTGAATGATCATCGTGTAAACTTCACGCCCAACCATGATTTCAACAGGCTCACCGTTATCGAAAAGAACTCCGTCAATAGTGTTATATAAACCTAAAGCAATAGATAAAGCATTTGCAACGGTAATACTAGTCTCTACAGAAGTGTAAACACCTAAACTTGCGTCAGCATCCCAAAGTTTTGAATAACCATCGTAATGCGCTAAATCAGGATTTCCCGATCCAGTATCTCCGTTGATCATTAAATCTTGGTTTGTCTTTTGCGCTGTCTTAACTGAATACGCTTGAATAACTGACTCAAGAGGCATTGTTTCGTCTTGTCTGTTTGCACCAACAACGTTCAACATTTGCGCCCACGTAGAATTCAAATCTTCGTTACAAAGTTCCATCTGATTTTTAACCCTAACAGTAGTTAAAGGCTCACCGGTGAATACAACTGAACCGTCAGCATTCCACGCACAAGTCGAAGCAGATTGCAACGCCATTGTAATGTTCAACAATTTAATTGTTTCGCTTCCTTTGTTTCCTTCTTGAACTGTAACTCTTGAAGTTAAGCCTGAAGAATAAACTAGGTCGGTTAAAATTTCCGCGCTTTGTTCGTCAGTGTAAGCGGGCAACGCTGTAACATCATAATCGAAGTTATCCTTCAATGATGACATTAAATCTTTTTTCTTTTTCATCTTTTTTATTATTTACTAATTATTTTTTTCCGTAAAGAAGTTCACGAGCAGTCTTACCTTTCGCTGTATCTCCTTTTTTCTTTGCATTTGCGCTGAACTTGTTACCGTCAACATCTGAAACCTTCGCGATAAATTCTTCAAGTTTAAAGTTCTTCGCTTCTGACGCTTCAAGTTTTGCTTCGATTGCTTTGAATCTTTCGTCAGAATCTCCAACTACTTTCGCAACAACTTCTGCAACTTCTTTACGCATTTCTTCTGCTTGGATTTCTGCTTTCATATCTTCTTCAGTCACTTCTTCGATAGCTGAAATCATCGCTTCACCTTCATCGTTTACCGTTACCGTTAGAACCATAGCAACCTCGTCGATAGTTACTTGATAATCTCCCTCGCTTGCTGGAACTTGCTCTACTTCAGCGCCCTCTTCGGGTTCGTTGTCCATTGTTACTACCGTGTCTACTGATAGTTCACCTTCGAAGTTTAGAACAGTACCGTCTACCGTTTCAATGCTTTCGAATTTCTCTTTCTGATCCTTGGCTTTGTTTGCGCCAAACATCAATTCAAAGATTGTTTTCTTTTTCATTTTTGTTTTTTTTGTTTCTACTTTTGTTCTATTAAAATAACCCTCTACCGAGAATCCTTTAAATTTTCCGCTTTTAACTTCTTGCCAAAGTTTTTCATCTTCTATATAATACGAAGCTATCCAAGTTCCATCTTGAAGATTTAACTGCTTAAATGCTTCGGGTGCTTTTGGGTTTTTATCACCTCCGATAATATATGAATACAACATCTTCGCACCGTTTACAATTTGGTTTGAATCGTGCATCTTATTTACATTATTCGAAAACCCTTCAAGTGTAAATTTCTTATGAATTTCTTCTATTGTCTTTGGTGAAAAGAAAACATCGTGAACTCCACGAACATCATCTTCTCGAATAATTTTTGTATTCGCTGAAATCATAACACCTGTAACAATTCTCTTTTCACCTTCTGCCTTTGCATCGAATGTATATGAAAGAGGTTTTGATTTTGTGCCAAAGGAAATGAAGCCTTTTAAATGGGCAGGCATGTCAACAAAAGAATTAAAATCAACTCCCGTCTCTTTTGTATCATCAATAGTTAATTCGTAAAGTGTGCGCATTTATCCCGTTTTATTAAAGACGTTTTTTATTAAGTATTATACATTAATCAACCGTTGAAATAGCTTGAACCCCTGCCGAATAATTCTGAATTTGCGTAACGCTATCAACAAGTAAAACGGGTTGCGGTGGTGGTGGAAATAACGTTGAAGGATCGGTTTCGTTGTTATCTGAAATTCCAAAGGCGCTCGCACTGCTTCCACCTGTTGAACTTACTGAAGGTGTACCTGTTGCCGTTGGCGCTGAAACCGAACCGCCCTTTCCTAATATCGCTTTAGCTTTTGAAGCTGCCGAAAGTACCGCGCCAAATTGAGTCGCTAAGAAGACAGGAAAGGCAAACGGTGCACCAGGGCCTGAAGCAACCGCACCTTGTTGTGCTATCCTTAAACCGTTAATAAATCCTACCGCTGTATTTATTCCGATTTCTGTAAGTGCTAAAGCCTTGCCCGCTTTGCTTCCTTCTTTTGCCAATCCTGCAAGTTGCCCGAATACACCAGCAACCGCGCCTACCAATGCTTGACGGCTAGTTATTAACGCTTCGTTTTTTGCCTTGTCGTCTTCAACCGACTCTTTGTCAAGTTGTCTTTTGCTTTCGTTGAATCGTTCCTCAATTAACAACCTTTCATTTGCTGTTAACTTGTCGTTTTCTAAAAGTTTAGTTCGTTCTAATTCTGCAAGCTGAAGTTTCAGTTCTTGTTCAGCGTCGAAATCTCCTTGAATTTGCATTAATCGTAATTCTAGCGCTGTCTTCGCTTCTTCGTTTGCTAGTTCTTTTTCGATTGCTTTATCTTCAGAATCTTTAGCGTCTTTATCTTTTTTCAGTCTTAATTCTAGCGCGTCGAATTCTGCTGTTTGCTGTGTTTTCAACTCTAATTCCAGCGTCGTATCTTCACCGTATTTAATACGAAGCATATCGCGTTGACGTTGTTGTTTAACACTTAACATTGCAAGTTCACGCGTCGATTGATCTTCTATATTAGCAATTGATAAGTCAGAAATAAGCCTTTCAAGTTCCAATTGTTTCTTTGCATCGGTTTGTTCTTGCTTTCTTCGATCTTCTGAAGCCTTTTTTCCAGCGTCTGAACGTTTCTTTTTCGCTTCAATGTCCATCACTAGCAAATCTGTTTCGCTTGTTTCTATTGCGTCCTTTGCTTGTTGGAGTGATTCTTTTTGTTTATTAATAGCTTCATCAAAGAATGCACCCGCACGACCTGAAGCTTCTTGCGCTACTTCCATTGCATGCAAAGAATTTTCTATCTCTTTGATTTGCTCTTTTTGAAATGCAATTGAACCGTTAATTTTTTTCTTTGTTAGTTCAGTTGTCTCTTCTCCGTTTGCTTTAGCGAGAACGATTAAACGATCAAGATTTTTTTGTTCGTCTTCATATGCTTTTTTTAATTGCGCTCTTGCTTCTTCGCGTTTTGCTAATTCTTCTTTTACTTGCGCTAATTTTGCTTCATGCCTAACACGACTTTGTTTTGCTTCTTCGCCCTCTACTATTCCGAGTGCTTCAAGCGCCCACGCTATAGCTTTAATAGTTGCGATAAACGGAAAGAATACAACGGTTAAAACAGTTTTTGCAACTGTCCCTAATTCATTGAATTTCTGCCCTGCCTTACTGATCCATCCTGACACCTTTTTAAAGTTCGCTATCAATAAGCCTATACCAACAATTAGCGCCCCAATTCCCGTTGCTATCATCGCGATACGCATTATCTTTAATGCTCCTGTTGTTGTTCCTATCACTAAAGCATAACCCGCCTGAACTGCTGTCGCTATCTTTGTTCGTGCCGTTGTAATAAGCATCATTGCAGCTGATTCCTTCTCTAGCGCGACTTTCAGCTGATTTATACCAACGGTAACAGTCTGAACCGCCTGGAGTTTTACCATTGTTTTTTGTAGCGATTCAGATTCAACGCCCGCTAAAGTCATAGCGCCTTTAAAAGCACCATAACCCGCAATTGTTGCTTGTCCGATTTGCATAACACCTGCCAAATTCTTGTGATCGTTCGCCATTCTTTTGGTCTCATTCTGAATATCGACGTATCTATCCTTTAAATCAGACGCTTTTTTAAGTGCATCAATACCAACTGCGGAAGTTCTGCCAGCATTTAAAGCGATAGATTGATAAGCCTGTATCTGTTTATTCATTTTCTGAATATTGATAGGCTCATTTTTTATTGTAGTGTCTAATTTTTTTAATTCTGCACCCCAATTTGTTGCGCTTTGTTGCGCTTTAGCTGTTTCTTCGTTTAATCCCGTGACTGATTTATCAACTTGTTCAATTGATTTGTCAACTTGCGCCATATCTTGCGCGGTGTTTCCTGTGTTTACACCTACCGTGAACATTATATCTTTTTCAGCCATTTTAAAACGCTTTAAATTATTCTTATTACAACACTATTTCCAAACCTTCACTGGTCAAATTCCAAAACCTAACCATCGGTTGCGCTTCGTTTCCTGTCCAAGTGTATTTGTTTATATAGTCTATTTGATCTATTAAGAATTGATCAACTTGCGATTCAAATTCAGCAAACGTTAAACCGCCCCAAATCGAAAGGAATGTTGATTCTTTGAATACGGCAATATTTTCTTTAATACCATGAAGAACGGTTTCACCTTGTTCGTTTTGTACTTCTACATAAGTCGTAATGTTAAACTTTCTAAATCCGTTTTTTCTATCGTGTACCGCTGGACCCATATCCATGAATACCGTTGAACTAATTTGATTCTGTGCATCAAT